CCGATAATACAGGAGGAACTGAAAACGAAAGCGGAAGCGGTGAAGTAAGAGAAAAAATCGCAGAGGAAGGAAGCAAGGTCAATACAAACCCAAGCGATGCTCAGAAAGAAGCGGGCAACTATCGCATGGGGCATGTCAAGATTGACGGAATGGATGTCACCATCGAGAATCCTAAGGGAAGTATACGCAAAGGAAGAGATGCTGACGGCAAGGAATGGCAATCAGAAATGCACAATGACTATGGTTATATCCGTGGCACGAAGGCCGTGGATAACGACCACATTGATATATTCCTTTCAGATGATCCTGAACATGGTAACGTATACGTAATCGACCAGTTAGACCCAAAAACCGGAAAATTTGACGAGTCCAAGGTGATGTATGGTTTCTCTTCTGAGCAGGAGGCCAGGGACGCTTATCTTTCGAATTACGAAAAGGGCTGGAAGGGTCTCGGCAAGATTACTGAGGTGACCAAGGAAGAGTTCAAGAAATGGATTGACTCTTCCACGCGAAAGACAAAGCCGTTTTCTGAATATGCAAGCGTGAAAGCTGCTAAGCCTCAGAAGGAGAAACCTGTTCAAGGGATTGAAGGATATTCGCGTGATGAGATTAAAGGCATTGTGGCAGATCATATCAACGATGTGATGAGGGACAATGATATTCACGCAGAAATAATCGGCATGGATATCCATGGCTCCAGGAATCGTCATGACGCTAGACCAGACTCGGATCTGGATGTTGTAGTCGAGTATCGTGGAGATATCAGGGAAGACGACATGTTCAATGCGCTTAACGGTGAAGAGGATGCGCTTTCGATTAATGGGATTAAGGTCGATATCAATCCTATAAGAAAAGAGGAAACCGGCGACCTTCAGGGCTATATGAAGAAGTCGGAAGAGTATGATAGAGAAAAATCAGAACATTCAACACAAAAAGGATCTTCAACAACTTCGGAGATAAAGAAGAATAAATCAGGGAAGATTGAGGACTATGGTGAACAGATTTCTGGTGCTCGAAAGGATATGCTGCGTGACCTTGCCAAGTCAGTTCAAAACACTTCGCTTGAAAGCCTGATATCCCTGCCATTCTCAAAAGCCTTCAAGAAGCCGAATCTCAGTAAGGCGGTTGAAGAAGGCGCTCTTCGCGACAAGGACGCACGATTCGCCCAGGCAGCCATTGCGGCATTCCTTTCCACTAAAAAGCCTGTGGCAGGGACAAAGGACGAAAGAAGGAGACAGCGTTGGGGCGAGAAGACAAACGTGGAGAAATGGGCCGAAAAGGCTTATACGGGCATAAAGATACTCCAGGAACTATTCGATGCTGACGAGCGTGTAAGAGACAAGGTAATAGAGGCGGCTGTTGCTGACAAATATGTAGGCGTAGATGAAGCGAAAGCCCAGCAGCAGAGGATTGGAGAATTGAATCACAGGGAGTTTAACGGCACAAGTTATCCTCTCAACCTCATTGCGTTGTATAACGAGGTCTTTGACAGGCTCGGCTATCCGGCCGGTCAGAATACAAAGATTCCGGTAGGTAGAATCGTATGCAGCAGCACGTTTGACTCTTACAGCCTGCGTGGTGTCAATGGAGAAGACTGGATTTATCCTTCCCGCAGTCTGAAGTCATTCGAGGATGTCGTGGATGAACTGGTTTACCTTATTAAAGTTGCAAATGCCGATGAAACGGCAGACCATCCTATTGAGAACTTCAAAATTAGAGGAATCAATCCGAAGGTGGAGACAACAGGATATCGGGTCCTTGCGGCAAAGAACCTCACCACGGCAATAACGAGGGGCAATCGATTTGCCGTGGATGAAATATTCCCTACGAGAGAAGCTGCCCTTAAACGAATTGAGGAATTGAAGGCCAAGGGGCTTGAATGCTCCGAGCCGCTGGAGAAGAGGGAAACAGTCGGATATGAGAAATACCAAATTAGCTTTGCACATCCTATCACAAGAGAGTTTATTCCTTTGGAGAAGGAGTATGGCTCTAAAGAGGATGCTATTGCTGCTCCGGAAGCAGAGCATGAGGAATTGAACCGCCTTGCAAACGAAGCGATTGCGGCAGCGACCAAGAAGAGTGGTGAAAGTGTGGAGAAGTCATATTTCCACATAACCCACTATTACGACAAGGGCTCCGATGGAAAGTATCATTGGTATTATGGTGTTGCACTGGATGACAAGTATGGGCCGAAGAAGACAGCGTTCAATACAATGCCGTTCTTCCTTGCCGAGCGTCTGAATAGTCGCGAGGAAGCCCAGAAGCAGATAGATGCAAACAAGGAAAGGTGGGCGAGCCTCGTAAAGGACGTTGTGAGACAGAGAAGCAATTTTGTGTACTTCTCCGGAGACAATGAGACCCGCAATGGCGAAGACTACAGGAACGGGAAGGATGTCACCGCCGAGGAGTTTGCCAACAAATTCGGATTTAGAGGCGTACAGTTCGGAAACTGGGCAAATCAGGCAGACAGACAGGCTGCGCTGAACAATGCCTACGATTCTTTCATGGACATGTCTAAGATCATTGGCGTGTCTCCTAAAGCCATGAGCTTGAATGGAGAGCTTGGCGTTGCCTTCGGTTCGAGAGGAAGTGGCGCAGCGTCCGCACACTATGAGCCGGGCGCAGTGGTCATCAACCTTACCAAGACAAGAGGGGCAGGCTCACTTGCACACGAATGGTGGCACGCCCTGGACAACTATTTCAGTCGCGCCGCAAATGTGAAGTTGGGCTATGTCACTTCCGACAAGAGACTTCCTATGCGCGAAGAGATGAGAAAGGCTTTCAATGATCTTGTCGATGACGTTGAAAAGTCCGATTATCATACAAGGTCAATGGATAGAGGCTCAGGCTATTGGGGAACACGAGTCGAGGAAACCGCCCGTTTGTTTGCGGAATGGATTGCTGATGAGATGGCTAAACGTGGAGAACTCAACAACTTCCTCGCAGGCCGTAATGATTCGGAAGACAGTTATGCCAGAATGGGATATGTCTTCTATAAAGCTATCCAGAAGCTGAAGCCTGAAGGCGAGATGATGACATTCGAAGAGTTTAGGAAAACGCCTATGGCATTGAAAGGGTTCTCGTATCCGACTCGTGCTGAACTGGAAACTCTCGGAAAGGATGTCCGTAATATCTTTGGCGTGGTGCAGGAACGTACCGATGAAACGACAGGAAATGTTGCGTTGTTCCAGATGGTTGACAAAATTCTCTCTGACAATTCGCCGGAGAATCGACTTGCGTATGAAGCCGTATCTCAGATGCTGTCAAATGCTGGAATCCCTGTGGAGTTACTGTCGGATCAGGCGATGAGAGAAATGGCGATAAATGCAACAATGCTTGATACCGCGCTACCGGAAGACGAATCTTCTTTCAAAGGCACTGTCATATCAAGCATTGACGGGGCAAATATACTCAATAATCTTGACAAAGCAATAGCTGATTATCAGAATGTTGGAGATAAGGGGACCAAGACTTTCTTGGGTGACCTGGCTTCAGCACTAGGTTCTTCAGATAAAGACAAGAGTAGCCAGTATGCGACGTTCGAAACAAAGAACGGGCAGGTGGTCACTATACGTGTGAGCAACCATAATGCTACCGTATCCAACTTCGACAACGCCGGGGAATCCAACGGCATCAGCATCGTGATCTCCAGAAAGCCGAATGAGGGCATGACGAATGATGGATATGCGCATATCGTCGAGTTCTTCTATCCTGACAAGGCGCTGAACAAAGCGGAGGGCAAGCCGCTTGTGGAGATTTTGAAGTCTATCAAGCAGTCTCTCTATAGTGGAGAATACAAGGACACCACTGGTCTTGCACAGCGCGAGGAAGTCAATGCTAAAGAATCTGTCGAATTCCTGCGTGAGCCTGACGGAACGGTATATGGTGCAACAGTGGGAGGAAAGATTTATCTCAATCGAGAGCGTCTGAATCCGAACACTCCAATCCACGAATACACCCACTTGTGGTTCTCCGCATTGAAAGACGCAAACCCGGAACTTTACAAAAGAGGCGTTGAACTGATGAAGCAGCTGCCTATATGGGAGGAAGTCAAAACGGATCCGAATTATGCGGAGCTTTCTGGAGACGATGCGATAGCGAGTGAATGTCTTTCCCGTCTTGTCGGTGACAGAGGCGCAGACAAACTTACAGAGCTGGCCAAAAAGGCAATGGTGCGTGGCGACATCATCGGTACGGCAAACAGGATCTCGCTCATCGAGGACTTCAAGGACTGGCTGAAAAAGTTCTGGACTTGGGTAAGGGATTCATTTGCTCCATGGACTAAGGAGGAGGCTTCAAGGGTGTCAGTGGACGATATCCAGAACATGGTGCTTTCTGACTTGGCAAAGGGCGTAAATCCGCTTGTCAACGCTCGTGAGGAATCCGAATTGAAGAAGACCAATGATAAGTTCAATGAGCAGCTTGAAACATTTACTATTGAAACGGCTGACAGATATAATTTCAATCTTGGAAGGCCTTCTTCCGTACTGCTTTCGGCTGGTATCGAGAATAAGCCTATACGCTTGCACGGAAGCAAAGTTGCAAAGAAGATAAGGAAACATGGTTTTCAAGCTACAGCACTGAGAGACTTGCCTAAGGCAATCGCGCACCCGATAGCCGTGTTCGATAATCTTGGACGGGAGGGGAACCGCTCAATCCTGACAGAACTGAAAACGGATAACGGAAACGTCCTTGTTTCCATCGATCTTGGCAGAGGCACGGAAGTCGACTTTAATATCGTCAGCAGCGCATTCGGTAAGAACAGCAAGGGGGTTCTTGGCTGGATCAATGATGGTAAGATGAAGTTTGTAGATAAAGAAAAAGCCCTGAATTACCTGCACCTCTCCGCACCAATTGCGGAAGCCTCAGATAACGCAGAACTTTTGTCTGCTGCAAATATAGTGAAAGAGTTCGAAAATCCAAGCGATAAGGAGAGAAAGCCTGAGTTCCAGTTCATCGGCGAGAAAGGCGCAGCGCATATGGACAAGGTCGAGGAGGCTACAATACGTCTGGACAATCTTTCGATTGCACGGCAGATGGAGGATGCGGACAAGGACGCAAAGACTATAAAACTCGCCACCGGCTGGGAGAGAGGTGCTGACGGCAAGTGGAGATATGAGATTTCTGATGCGAATATAAAAGACACTATAGATCTTGGCAAAGGAATCTCCAAAAAGAGGTTCGAGGAAGACATGCTATGGAACAGCGGCCGCCTGGGCAATGTCATAGAAGCTCCGGAGCTATTCAAGGCCTATCCCCAGCTGAAGGATATCCATATTGAGACTGATTCTATAGTGAATGACATGCCTTCAAACGGAGATTTTAACGCAAATTCGAATAGGATTACAATCCACGCATACAGATTGAAGTATCTTAATTCTATACTCAATCATGAGATTCAGCATGCGATTCAGCACATCGAGGGATTCGCTACTGGTGGGACTCCAGAGCATGTCGAAAAGGAGTTCGATGCAGCCAAGACCGAGTGGAGAGCTCGCGCTTATGCTCATGAACTGGAGGAGACGGCAAAGGAACTAGGCGGGGAGTATAATCTGACAGAAGTGGAGAACGCTCTTGGAAAGGAATATAAGGAGCTGGGAATGGAAGACCTTTTGCCTGACAAGGAGATCCGTATCAAAGGTGCAAATTATTTTGCGCGTGGTTATGCAGACAGAAGCATGGATGAAGCCATCAAGCGTTTCCATCTGGATGAATCCACCCGTTCAGACTTCAATTCATATGTTGAATACATGCGCATCGCCGGAGAAGTCGAGGCTAGAAATGTTTCAGCGAGGCTCGGCATGACACCTGAAGAAAGGCGTCGCACTCTTGCATTGGAGACTGAAGATGTGTCACGACAGGATCAGATTATTCTCAATGACGCGTTGAATGGGGATTCTCATTATGAGGAGGAACCGGAGATTGACCGCATTGTCAGAGAGGCTAAAGAAAACGGCACGTATATGAAGGCGCCAAACGGAAAGCCGACAAACCTTAATGAACGACAGTGGGCCCAAGTCCGTACTCGCGCATTCAAAAAGTGGTTTGGCGACTGGGAGAAGGCCGTGGAGGAATCTCCTTCAACTGCCAAAACAAATTCGTCCAAGATTGTGGATGAGAACGGAGAGCCTAAGGTGGTGTATCATGGTTCGCCTTATAGGTTCTTCAGGTTCGACAAGACTAAATTGGGACAGTCTACAGGTGCCGATTCGGCGAAAGAAGGCTTCTTCTTTACCGACAATAAGGAACTTGCGGAACTGTTCTCCAGATATTCACTTGAAAGCCTTCCTGTAAGCGATGTGGAACAACTGGTGAAGGACAGGCTTCTGAATATGTCCGAAAATGAGTTGAATGATGCGTATGAGGTGTATAGGAATGACAGCCCTGACTATTTGGACTACGCGGATGAGACAGACTCTCCTAACGATAGAGACTATCTTGAAATTCGCGGATTCCTTCTTGATGGTGTCTCTGAGGAGGAAGCTAAGAGGGAATATATTCAGGATTCAATTGAACGTAAGATTGAGGGAGGTTATTTCAGCGACATGGAAGAGGTCGAGGAAGAGTTGTCCTCAATCGGTATAGAGTTCGGGAACAATGAGCAAGTGTTCCTGAATATAGAATCACCGTTAGTCGATGAAGTCGAACGAGATTATTTCCATAATGGAGAAGGCGTGTTTCCAATGACTCCGGTCCTGCAGAATGCAAAGCGGATGGGGCGTGATGGCGTAGTCTTTACAGGTATAGTTGAAAGCGGACAGAAAGGCGCTGCTAATCAGTACGTAGCATTTGAGCCGAATCAGATCAAGTCCGCAACTGACAATGTCGGAACGTTTGACGTCGGGCAGGAGGATATCCGATACAGAGATTCCGGACAGATGGACGCCGAATATATGTCCGCAATTGAATCCGGAGACATGCACAAGGCCGGCAGAATGGTGGAGGCTGCATTCAGGAAAGCATTCCCAGGTAGTAAGGTAAAGAACGTCGTATATCATGGCGTGGCTGTGTCTGAAGACGGAAGGCAGTTCCCGTACAATTCGATTCGTGATGGCCATTTCACTGACGATGAAGGCTTCGCCGAATACTATGCCGGAACAGACGGTTATGTCTATAAAGTATTCCTAGATATCGAGAGTCCGTTGGAACAGGATTTCAGAGGCCAGAATTCAGACTACGCTAAAGATTCGAAAGGGAACGATGTTTCCACAAGGACATTTGCAAGACAGGCACGGGAAAGCAATGGAAAATATGACGGAGCCATAATCTCAAATGTTGATGAGTATGGAGACGGAATTGAGGCTGACGGTGTAGGCAATTACGATGGTTCAGTCACTGACTACATACCGGTGAGTGCCGACCAGATTTATTCGGCCGAACCAGTTGTATATGATGACAACGGACATGTAATTCCATTGAGCAGAAGGTTTGAGAATGGGAATTCTGACATCAGATATAAACACGATGAGACTGGAAATGGCAGCCGCACTTCTCAGGATATCGAAGCAGCCGCAATTAAACTGGCGGAAAGCCTCGGTGAGAAGGTGCGAATCGTACGGGATGTTAATGAGATTGAGAATCAGAACAAGAAGGTTCAGGAGAACCAAAGGAAATCCAAGGGCTGGTTCAATACCGGAACCGGAGAAATCGTCGTCGTCCTTCCGAATGCAACCGGCATTGAAGATATCCAGGCTACAATCCTGCACGAGGCTGTGGGACACAAGGGCTTGCGTGAACTCGTGGGAGATGACAGATTCGATGACTTCCTGGATAAAGTGTATGCGGCTGCTACGAAGGCTACCAGATTGGAAATCGTCAGTCTCGCAAGACGTAACCATTGGGATTTCAAGCTTGCGACTGAAGAGTATATTGCGGGCTTGGCGGAGAATGGTTTTGCCGGGCGTGAGAATCGTACATTGTTCGAGAAGATAAAAGACTTCTTCCGCGATATGTTGAGCAGGGCAAAGATTGCCCTGGGCGTCAATATCGGTGACAACGAACTGCGTTATATGTTGTGGCGGACATATCAAATGCGGACCTCGCGCGGCATTCTTGCCAAAGCCGAAGATATATCCATGCAACAGTCAATGAAGGTCGGAAACTTCAGGAATGAGGTCCCCGAAGAATCCTCAAGACTCCGCTTCCGGAATTCTAGTAATGGAAGCCGTAAAAGCTTGGCACGTGATATCTACGAAGAGAAGACTCGCATAGTGGACAGGAAAGGGCAAAAGACTGATACCGCAAATCTTATGCGCCGTCTGAAGGAGGCCTATGTGGACAGTATGCAGTCTCTGAAATACTTGCAGGATGCGGTTGCGGAAGAAACCGGAAAGCCTGTAGAAGACTTCGAGAATGCTTATCTGGCTGAGAATGCAATGAGTTCTAAGAATAAGGCTCAGACAGACATCTATCTGAACAAGTTCTTTAATCCTATAAAGGACGCTGTCCGTGGCCTCCAGAAAGAGGGAGCGGAATATGGAGACATTGTCCGCTACCTCATGGCGAAACACGGACTCGAGCGAAACGAGGTCTTCTCAAAGAGGGATGCCGAGAAAGATGGAGGCGTCTGGGACGGATCAGTCAGACGGGACTACTCAGGTCTTACAGAACTCACCAGAAGGGAGACTGACACCGTTGCGCCTAGAATCGACGAGATCACCTCGCGCGCTGAGGATATCGTCCGGAAGTTCGAAATGGACCATGATACGGATGTCCTGTGGGAAAAGATAAATGATGCTACGAAGGACGCCCTACGGACGTCATATATAACGGGAATGCTCACGAATGACAACTATGAGATGGTCCGTTCCATGTTCAGATACTATATCCCGTTGCGGGGATGGAGTGAGAATACGGCTTCGGCGGTGTACGACTATCTGAGCGATGCGAGACTGAAGACGTCATCCATAGTGAAGGCGGCTACTGGAAGAACCACCATTTCCGATGATCCGATAGCAACTATCGCATATATGGGACAGAGCGCAATCATTCAAGGTAACAGAAATATGATGAAGCAGAAACTGTTGAATCTTGCGTTGAACCATAAGACAGGTTTGCTCACTGTGAATCGTCAGTGGGAGGTCCAGGACCCGGTAACTGGCGAATGGATTACGAGGAATCCTGTCATACCTGTAGACGCGACGCCAGAAGAAGTTGCTGATATAGTTTCCCAGTTTGAGACTGACATGAAGGCTGCGGAAAAGAATGGGACGGCTCGCATATCTCGTGGAAAACTCGATACCGGTAAACACATTACGGCATATGAGGGACAAGAACATGTCGTCAAAGTTAAGCGCGGCGGCATAGAGTATTGCATATATCTCAATGGAAATCCGCGTGCTGCTCAGGCTGTCAATGGCATGACCAATCCTGATGCTGTGGACAGCTGGCTTATCCGTAAGGCTCGTGTTATTAAGAACTTTATGGCCAGGATGTTCACTTCCCAAAATCCAGCCTTCATTATTTCAAACCTCAGTCGTGATGTGATATTTGCGGGTACTGCTGTGTTTGCAAAAGAGGATTCAAAATATACTGCTCTATATACGAAGAATATTGCCAGGGCATTGGCGAAAGGGCAATTGATTGGCCTGGTGCACAGATTCGAGACAGGCCGACTTGATGACTCCAAAGATATTGACAGATATTTCGGAGAGTTCATACGCAATGGCGGAGAAACAGGTTTCACACAACTCAATACCGTCGATGATTTCAAGCGAGACCTTAACAGGTTTGCGAAAGAGATGACGCAAGGACAAGTGATGAAAGTTTCTTCAAAAGTGTGGAACGGAATCTGGGATGGTGTTGAGTTCATGAATAGGTGTGCCGAGGATGCAACAAGGTTTTCGGTGTACATGACATCTCGACAGATGGGACGTAGTGTGGAGAGGAGTATCAGTGATGCTAAAGAGATTACGGTAAACTTCAATAGAAAAGGTAGTGGCGGTTTTGGTGCACGAGTTATGAACTTTGCCTATATCTTCTTTAATGCGGCTATACAGGCTCTTGCAAACGCAGGAAAGATTTTCTACGAGCATCCGGTTAAATCTGCCGTGGCTCTTAGTACTTTCTCTGCCGCAGGATTTCTTGCTCCACTTCTGGCACAAGCTATTATATCGGCATTCGGTGGTGATGACGATGCCTATTGGGATTTGCCTGAGTGGGTTCGTAGAAATAATTTTGTTTTCTATGTCCCATGGAGTGACGATAAGTTCCTGATTATACCGATATCCCAAGAATTACGTCCGTTCTACGCTCTTGGAGAGGTGGCAATGTCTGTGTTGATGGGAAAAGAAGATGTCCTCGAAGGATTAAGGAGTGTAGGCGGTAGTTTTATGGATCTTCTCCCTGTTGATTTTATGGGCAATGGAAATAATCTTGCCGTAAGTTTGACTCCGACTGTCGCTCAGCCGTTTGCGCAATTGGTAGCAAACTCTGATTACTTTGGAAAACCAATTTATAGACGCAATGACTATAATCGTTTGGATCCAGCCTGGACGAAGGCATACAAGGGGACGAGTTCAATGCTTATCAATGCATCTAAATGGCTGAATGAAGTAACCGGAGGAGACGATGTCAAGAGAGGATGGATTGAACCTGTTAACAATCCTGCCGTCATTGAACATTTGTTTGAGAGTTATCTGGGCGGTGTCGGAAAGACCATTAACAAGACGGCCAAAACTATTTCGATGATATGGAATCCGGAAATGCGCGATATCCGCAATGTGCCTATCGTAAGCACGTTCGTTCAAGAATCAGACGATGAGAGAGTCTCCGGTAGTCAATTGAATCGTGAGTATGTTAAAGCAATGGAAGAATTCCGAGAAACAGAACATACGATTTCGGGATATAAGAGAAAGGCAAGGATGGGCTCGATGGAATATGCTGATAAACTATCTGATTTCATGAATACTCCTGAATTCAAGAAGTATTCGAAGATGAAAGGATATGCATCGTCTATCGCGAAATTGAGGACGGCGCTGAAGAAAACGGAAGAACTCAATGGAGATGTGATGGATGCGGAATACTTGCAGGAGATGCTTCGGAAATTGAAACAGCAGATGTTGGAGGAACTGAAAGAAGATTAGTAGATAAATTGATATACGTTCAGTTCGCTCATTAACAAGTATTTTTGCTGATGAGCGAACTGCTCGTGTAACCAATGCTATATTACAATGTCTGAAGAAAGTATTAGACGGATGAGCCGCGTAAAACCGCGGAAAGAAAATGAAATGGATACTGTCGCCTTCTCTAAAAGTTTTGGCGACAGCAAGCGCGCTTTCGATATTGTTCTGGAAGCGCAGCAACATTATGATAACATGGCTCGTTTCCGTAAGGATAGAGAAAGGTGTAAACGATATACTTACGGAGACCAATGGAACGACATAATTACGGTTGACGGGGAGGATATGACGGAGGAGGAATACATCAAAAGCGAAGGACAAGTCCCTTTGAAGAACAATCTTATAAGACGACTTGTAAGAAATGTCCTTGGTGTGTACCGGAGTCAATCCAAAGAACCGACATGTACGGCGAGGGATCGAGATGAACAGAAACTAGGCGAGACGATGAGTACGGTGCTTCAATGCAACATGCAGCGGAATCGTATGAATGAGGTCTATCCTGAAACACTTGAGGAATTCCTTATCAGCGGTCTGGCCGTCCATCATAAAAGCTTCGGATGGAATTCTGATAAAGGTCTAGACTGTTGGACTCGTGTCGTTTCTCCTGACATGTTCTTTATGGATGCATATTCGCGTGATATACGAGGATGGGACGTAAACTTCATCGGAGAGATTCATGATATTGATTTCAACACACTGGTAGGGCAGTTTGCTCATTCTAAACAGGACTACCAGCGTCTTGCTGAAATTTATTCTTCTGCTCATGCCAGAAATAAAGGATATGTTGCGACATTCTGTAATGAGTTCGGTTATTATCGTAGGGCGAATATTGATTTTCTTGTCCCGCAGGATATTACCAGATGTCGTGTTATTGAAGTCTGGCGTCGTGAAAGCAAGCCTCGATACCGTTGCCATGATTACAGTACAGGAACTATCTTCATGGTTGACGTAGAGGATTATCACGAGCTTGTTCTGGAAGAAAATGCCAAGAGGATTGCCAGAGGAACGTTAAACGGAATTCCAGCAGATGATGTAGCGGTTATTGACGCCGAATGGTGTGTCGACAACTATTGGTATTATTACTATCTCACGCCGTTTGGTGATATACTGCAAGAGGGCGAGACCCCTTATAAGCACGGCAGTCATCCATACGTGTTCAAGGCATACCCTTTCATTGACGGAGAGATTCATAGCTTCGTTTCTGACTTCATTGACCAACAGAGATATGTCAACAGGCTTATTACAATGTACGATTGGATTATGCGTGCAAGCGCGAAAGGTGTGCTGATCTTTCCGGAAGAGTGTATGCCTGACGACTGGAGCATTGAGGATGTGGCAGAAGAATGGCATAGGTTTAATGGCGTGATCGTGGTGAAAACCAAGAATAACCCATCCGGGACTTTGCCGAAACAAGTTGCGGCCAATAGCACGAATATAGGAATATCAGAGCTGCTGAATTTACAACTGAAGTTCTTTGAAGACATCAGTGGCGTAAATGGTGCTCTCCAGGGCAAACCGGGATATTCTGGGATGAGCGCCAGTCTCTATGCGCAACAGACACAGAATTCTACAACTTCATTGTTGGACCTTCTTGAAAGGTTCAGCTCCTTTGTGATAGATGCGGCATATAAGGATGTCAAGAATATTCAACAGTTCTATGATAGCAAGAGATATGTGAACATCGCCGGCAAAAGCGGAGCTGAGGTGGTTTATGATCCAGATAAATTCAATGACGTTGAATTTGACCTGAGCGTTATGGAAAGCACCACGTCACCGGTATATCGCCAGTTGGCTAATGACTTCCTCATGGAGATATGGAAGTCCGGACAAATTAGTCTTGAACAGCTTCTTGAACATGGAGATTTCCAATTCGCAGACAATCTTCTTCAGGACATAAACGTACAGAAGGAGGAATTGTCCAAGGGAAATATTCCTGAAGGGCTTTCGCCTCAGATGCAAAAGCAGGTTCAGCAAGGTGCAAATATGGGTGCAGTGAATACCTTGCATGACGCAATTACGGCAGAAGCAATGAGAAGTAACGCATAAAAGTAAGGCAGTTTAGGTCGAAAACTTAAACTGCCTTAATTATTGTTAGTCGCTTATCGTTTGTCGTTTGGATTGCGACGTGCTATGGAACTGAAACTGACACGCTTGAAGAAATCGTTGCGCCTTCTTGTCCGTTCTCTCTTGTCCCGCCTTTTACGTCTTTCATACCACTCGTAATACATGTGGAGTTTTACGTCTCGCAGGAAATCGTCAATTGCATTCTTCTCCCGTCTGTCAGGGGTGTAATAAAAACACTTCATGGTCACGTCATCCATCTTGACGTTGGAGGCAATGTAATGCTTCATGCGTAATTGCCTGAAGTTTTTCCTGTCCGTGACTATGAGCTTGACGCGGCCGCTTGCATTCGGCATCACATAATAACGGTTTCCGTTCTTGGCATGAGCCCTGTCGGCTCTGCTGACTGCTTCACGGTATATCAGCCATGCATAGAAACTTGAAAAAATGTTCATAATGTTGATTTATTAAGCGATTATAGCCTCTGTCGGATTATTCCAACGCGATGACTTGTGATTCGGTTGCTGTTCTATTTCTATAATTCTAGGAATTTCCATTTCTGTGAAACTGATAAGAAGACCTATGCCTCGGGTCATAAGAAGGTCGTCATGCATACCTAATATTGCACCCCAGGCTCCGTTAGGTTTTTTCTCGTATGTGAGATATTCGTCCAGACATCTTCCGTCTCTTTCTGTATATAGACCTTCCCGAATGACCTTGACAAGTATTGATACTATTTTCGGCTTTGTGCTGACATTAGTATGAAAGCCGTATTTCCGAGGCATCTGTTTCCTTATATCTTCGTCACTTTGTGGACGGGCATATAGATTCGGATAGGCATCTTTGACAAGGTTGAGTATATATAGTGACTGATCACCGTCAACTTGCCGTTCCGCATCGTGCGTCTCCAGAGTGTTGCTCTCAATAACGAGTAGGGCGTTATCATAATAGGCTGCAATTTGAGCCGCTTTCCATGCGAGCAAGTCCATATCTATATGTCCATACCATTGGGCTACAACTGACGGCTTGCCGCCTTCCATTTGATAAAGCCTGTCAAATACTACAATGCAAGACCAGTCTGATTTCTTTGCGCGTCCTCCGATATCAACTACAACCAAGTACCTGTCTACTATTTTGATTTTTCTGTCAATTTCCGGCTTGCTCCAGATCCATAGCCTTCCTTGCTTGTCATCAATGAATCGAATGTTTGCAAATGCTTCTTTTCCATCATCTCCGTTCGCGCAGACTTCTCCAATGAATCTTGGGGGCTTACAACTGCAACGTAGTTTTTCTACCTTGTATCTGTCGAATACACGCGCCCCTGAATGAGAAAACGCTTCTATGTCATCTGATGGAAATTCCGAAGCCATATCTTCGTCGGAATCATGTGCGGCACGTTCAATGATATACCAGTTGATTGCGTCAAGTGATGCCCCGATAGTCCAGAGATACCACAGGTACTGTCCGGAAACCTCTCTGTCGGAGTTTACGTTAGTGTTTTCACGATTGGACCATAGCTTGACAGCGAAGTCCCGAAGCTCTTTGGGATCTGATATGTATAATGAGTACTGCGGTATTTGCCACCAGGCTACGAACATTGAGTCAAATTGGGATTTGCCGGTTTTTGCGGCTTCGTATTCGCGGTGAAAAAAATTGCCGGAGCCATTCGCCGTGGACTCATAGATAATCATTGTCAATGGCCTATATAACACACCGGAACAGGCGGAGCGTACAATATCCTGAGGCCGTTTTCCGTCGGTGCGTTTCCATAGACCGACTTCGGAACAGTGCACAAGGTTGTAATCGCCACCACGCGCAGAGTCAGGCCGTTCTGCTGTGCCGATCTTTATCTTACATTTCCTTTGCGGGACGCGATGTATATTGCCGCTTTTTCCTACAGATTTGAATTTGATTTCCTTTTCGCTGTAATTCTCGGATATCGAGTGAAGATATTTCACCGGATATCTGCTGATCATTCTGTCGAACATGTCCTGGATTTCATCAGACGCTGTCCCTTGATGGGCGACGATTAGAGAGTTGAGTCCTACTTTATGTACGAGTTGGAGCCAAGCCATGTACAACTGTATGCAAGTAGAACCTCCCCATTGCCTGGCTTTCAGAAGAATCAGTCTGATAGGTTTCCCTGTAAGCCTCATTGACTCTAATCGCTCAATGAGCTTTCTCTGAGGATTGTTAAGCCTGAAAAGTGTATCTTCTCCTCCTCCTTTATTCTTGATGTACGCAAGAATTGCCGCCCAAAAAGGAAAATCGAATTTGATTCTTACTCGGACGACTTGTTCAATAACTTTTTGCTTTTCATTTTCGCTATAACAAGATTTCAATGAGTCTGTTATGAATTTCCGTATGGAACCGGTCTTGACTAGTTTTTGAATCAATGGTACTGATTTCATTTCTTTTGGAATCCACTGCTCGGAAAAAGGGAAATCAGTAATCTTGATTCTTACTCTGGATTTGAAGAATGTGGAGCCTTCACCGGTAACGGGATTGAATGTCTGTTCAATTCCGGAACGGCGTTTACTGTTCTCTTCTATGATTGATGCGACGGCTCTGCTTTCTTCTTCTTTTGTCATGTCAAACCTTTTTATTGAGGAATGCACCTATTAGTCCGAACATATAGCAATACACGTGTAACCATACGTCGATTGTATGTGGGAAAATGAAACCTATAAGTATTGTAGTGCAGATGCAAATCTGCCAATATGCTTTTTCTTTAACATTTAAGGAAACTCGTCCCAATAAGTAGTAACAGACACCGGAAAAACCAATTGTAAAATGAGGCTCCGAATATAGTTGTGACAATAAACCTACAGGATATGTTATTGCAGTTGCATATCCTGCTATCAAGGATATCAATGATACGTCATATATGAATACTATGGATATGAGGCACCAGCAATTCATCATGGCATGAAGAAATGAGGTGTGAAAAAATGGATAAGAAAAACGGCTTGCTATCCCGCCTCCTGGATGCAGAGATATTGCCGTTATTTCAGGATTTGTAAAACACAGACAGACTGCGAGTAAGGAATATAATAGACTTATACCCTGAGTCACTCTCTTGCTTCGTACCATTGATTTTTAATTTTTAATATGATCATGTGAGCGGAGTTAGGCGTTAGATAGAATCGTGGTGCTTGCGAATTGACAACATCGAACGTTAAGCTATAAATTGAGTCGTTTGGGCGTGTCTTTTTCAAATCCATGACTCTTTTATGAATCTCGTTAAACATTGCGCGTTTGTTGGGACGCATGTTGTCTAAATCATTCCCTTTAATTATCAGCGAAACGACTTTGGCAGCTCGCAGTTCACTGACCCAGAATCTTTTCGAAGGCATTTCTACAATTCTTTCATACACATCTTTCATGGGACGCCCGTTCCGATGTGCCATTACTGTTCTGAATGCACGCATCAAGTCGCAGTTGCGCTCTTTCTCGTATTCGAAATATGAACCGGTGTGTTTCATTCTGTCTCTGTTGCTCAGTTTCTATACAAATTTACCCTTGCAGGTAAATAGATAACATTTGACTTTTCTTGAGAGGATGTATTTTCGCAATAAGAACTAAAGCATAAAATATATATTACGTATGGAAAATACTGATAATAAGAAAGTTATCTCGAAAAGAGAATTAGCTCTTCAGCGTCTTAAATCAAAATATCCGGAAGATAATTTTGATGATGATGAGGCCGTTTTTGGTCGAATTAATGGTGATTACGATGAATACGATAAGAAGATAAAGGCACAAGATGAGAGAATCGCCGGTTATGAAGCTGATGAAAAGTCTCTTGGGGATATGTTTTCGACAGATCCTCGTTCAGCAAAGTTCCTGTCCAACTGGAAAAAAGGTGGAGATCCGGCAATTGCCCTGATTCAGGAATTTGGAAATGATATTGAGGAAATATTGCATGATCCGGAAAGACAGCAGGAGGTTGCAGATGCGAACAAGGCATTTGCTGAAAGAGTTGCCAAGAACAAAGAGTATGAGGAAGAATATAAAGTCAACCTTGATCAGTCAATGCAAAATATTGAAGACCTTAAGGCTAAAGGCTTTACTGAGGCAGAGATTGATGATATCATGCAGGCCACGATCTCAATTGTAAGTGATGGGTTGAGAGGTATATTCTCTCCGGAGACTCTGATGATGGTCGGCAAGGCAATCAGTCATGATAGAGACGTAACCAATGCCTCAGAGGAAGGAGAAATCCGTGGTCGCAACGCGAAGATTGAAGAAAAATTGAAAAAGCCTAAAAAGAGTGATGGTATAGTGTCACTTGGCGGCAACAGTGGTGGTGCAGGTCTGGCTGACAGAAAATCTCTTGGCGCATTTGACAGATATGGAGATGGCTCCAGAACCATTTGGGAAAAAGGCGGAGAGAAAAGAATTCAACATAGATAACAATATATTCAATATTAAAACCAATCAAATATGAAGACAATCAACAAGTTCGGAAAATTTATCCTGTCAACGCTGCTGTCTGTGCTCTGTTTCGCATTGGGCGCGCAGTCAGGTGTGATGATGGCAGCAGCAAGTGAACTTCCTGATGCAGGTGTTATTTCTTCAGGAAATCCTGGTGATGGCAGTGGAGGTATCTCCACTGAAAGTGATGGCCGCGAGAATGGCGATCCTGAGTTCTATTCAAAGGAAATTGACAAGCGTATTACAAAGATTCGTCCGATGGCTACGCCGGTGGATCAGATCAGCCGATATGCCAAATCAATTTCTACTGATAGCTTCGAGGTTAAATACTATTCAGTTGGTACTAGACCTATAGTATGCACTACTTCCGGTGAAGTGACTAAACAGACATCTGGTGAATCTGTTTCTCTTCCGGTTGATGATGCGAACATGTTTACTATTGATGACACTATTCGTGTAGTCGGGGTGAAGGGCGAGTTTGATTACACTGGAGCGGCTTATAATAAGAGTGATGAGAATACTCCGGATCTTCAGCTCAAAGTCTGTGGAAAAGACGCCAGCACATCAATGCCTACCGTTTATGCCGTTAACGGCTTGAAAGATTCTACCGGAAGGGCTATTTGGGTCCCGGCGATTCCGAGCGGCACTAAACTGGTTCGAATGGGCAAGGCTTGTGCTGAACTTGAAGTGCAGACTGGGCGTTTTAATAACATACCGACAGCCGAGGTTCAGTATTGTCAGAATTTTATGATCCAGATTGAGCAGTCCACTTTTGACAGGATTGCAAAGAAAGAGGTTGACTGGAGTTTCTCTGACATGGAGGAAGACGGAATCTATGACATGAAGCTCGCAAAGGAAAACACTCACCTCTGGGGTGTAAAGAACGTTATTTCTCATTCGACAAGTGATGGTATGAAAACCTGGTTCACCGGTGGCCTTTGGTGGATGGCAGGGAAAGACATTGAGGTCGGAACCTATAATAATGATACCAAAACAACTACCATTACGGACGATAACCTGGTGGATATCGCAAAGGACCTTTTTGTCGGAACCGGTATCGGTAACAAAAAGAAAGTGCTGTTCTGCGGCTCGGATATGCTCGCTGCCTTCTCAAAAATTAAGAGCGAAAAGTTCAGGCTTAAAGATACAGTTGAGGTTTGGAATCTAAAATTCAAATCCTGGGATACGGACTTCGGTGAGTTGCTGACAATCCATCACGAGCTGTTCGATGCTAATGGAATGAGCGATTGCGGATTTGCCCTTGATCCGGAATATTTGACTAAAGCAGTGCATGTGTCTTGGTCAAGAAATATTCTTGATTTGAAGAAAGCAGGAGTCAGAAACACGAATGCTGTAGTTATGCAGGAGGTCTCATGTCTTTACTTGAGGTATGCTAAAGCCCATGCGAGAATGAGATTGGCTCATGCAGCATAGTCCAAGTCTATAGGTTTATATTAACAATACGGGCGGGCGGAAATGCGCCCGCCCTTTTTAGATAAATGATACTAGATATGAAAAAGTACATTTCAAATTCGCAGTTAAGCATTAATGTCACTATGGCGTCAAACAATTCTCTACATGTCAGATTCACACCTTTGACAGGTGGAGGAAGTGTTTTTTACAGTGACGACAAGGATATTCAGGCGGCTCTTGAACGTCATCCGAAATTCAATAAACTATTCAGAATTGACCCGTATTTTATTGATAAGCCAGTTAAAACTGCAAAGAAGAGCACCTCAAACACAGCATCGAAGAGTTTCAGAAAAGTGAAGGTGTCTTGCGTTGATGATGCTAAAGATTATATGGCAGATAAATATGGAACCAGCCGCACGCAAATGAAAAGTATCGCCGAGATTAAAACTGTTGCGGCAGAGAAAGGTGTTGAATTCGAGGGCATCTAATTGAAATTTTACAATGCATAATATCGTATTCTGGGATGTTTTTCACACTTGACAAGTTAAAGAAAGAAATCCGCATTGCCTTGGATCAGAACAATAGCAGTGCTTTGTTGGAGGGCGTTGGGGACATTGATACTCTTACTGTAGAAGAAATTATCACAAGTAAGATTGTCGATGCTGTACGGATGGTTACTATTGATGCGCCTTCATATCTACTTGATGGGGGAAAGCCTTTTGCTGGCAGTCTCGCTTGGGAGAGCCAGCCGGGATATGGTTGTGGATGGACATTGCTGCCGGATGATTTTATGCGGCTCGTCTGCTTTAAAATGAGCGATTGGAGTTATGCCGTAACTGATGCCGTTTTGGAGGATAGTCAGGTGTATCGTATGCAACGGAGCAGATTCCCAGGAATTCGTGGGAATCCGGAACGTCCGCTTGTTGCAATTACTTCTCAACCAGCAGGTCTGGTTCTGGAGTTCTATTCCTGTTCTGCCGGAAGCGAGGCCTATGTTACAAGGGCAAGATATATTCCTGTCCCTAAAATTGTTGCTAACGAAGCAGATGTTGAGGGTATTGAAATATGCGAAAAGTTGAAGCCCGCTGTAGTGTATTATGCGGCATATCTTACGGCATTGAGTACAGGAGCCGCAGATCAGGCAACGGCTCTATTACAAACCAGTACAGAATTGATTAAATGATGGATAAGAATAATCTAGGTAGCTTCAATAGTTTACAGGAACTTTGGGAGGCGCATCCGGAAGGAGGCCACGAAGGGGACTATGCGACTGTCAATGGCGTAGTGTTCCGCTGGAATAAGTATAATCGCATCTGGAGCGGTACGGGAACTCCGATGGAGACATACGGAAGAAAAACGGATGTGCATGAGGGAGATGTAGTCATTAATAATGACCTCACTGTTGCTGGCATGATTCGAGCGAGAGGTGTGAAGCAACCCAATAAAGGATTATTTCATGATCTTGCGTCGCTTCAAAAACGATATCCTTTTCCGGAAGTAGGTTGGTGGGCGACAGTTGGAGATTCTGTGCCTGGTCAGATTTATCGTTGCGATCAACCTGGCGTATGGTCTGCCACAGGAGAAACTGGCGGGCTGGATTCTGTTGACTACGAGAAGATAAACAAAATAGAACAGCTGCTGCAAGAAGGGTATATATTTATGGGCGTGGCAACACCGAAGACAAATCCGGGTACACCTGACCGGAAGGCATTCTATATTGCAAACGGCAAAGGCACATACACAAACTTTGGAGATATAGATGTTAACGAAGATGAGGCGGTTTTGTTGACTTATGACGGTATTTGGTCAAAATTAAAGTCAGGTATTGCGACAAATAACTTCAAGACTATCAATAACCAGAAAATAACTGGTGAAGGTAATATTGAGATTCAGGGAGGAGGCTCTATAACTGTAGATGAAGCTCTTAGTGAGACTTCTGTAAATCCTGTTCAGAATAAAGTAATCACGGCAGAAATCCTTGCTATGAAAGAACTGCTGGCTTTGTTGGATGACAAGGTATTCCCTACTACCCTTTCTGTATCAGGAGGAGGAACTTATGATGAGGGCACCTCTCAGACAGTTATGGTATCTTGGAAACTTATGAAGAATGGACAGGCTCTTGTTCCTGACTCAGTTAGCGTAAATGGAGAAACAGTGGACCCGGCAACGGGTTATAAAGTGTTTACTGATGTAACTACAACTACAATTTATAGAGTATCTGTTGTTTATAAAGGCAAGACTTATACGGGAAGTACTACGGCTACTTTCAAGAAGACCTATTACAGGTATTATGGGGCACTTCCTGTAGATACGGCAGTAGGAAGTATTACTGCTGATATGATAAAAGGACTCAAGAAAGAGGTATGCACGGGTGCGGCGGCTGTTCTTTTGTTTACTACTGTAAATCAAAGAATGGCTTATGCGTATCCAAGTGTTTTTGGAAAATTAACTGCGGTGAAAGACACAAATTTCAATGCCCCTTATGATGATTTCCTCCTTGAATCAACATTGGATATAGACGGAACTGAGTATTATGTGTATGCGTTTACTAATCCAAATACTGCCACAGATTTCAGTTTAACTTTTGTAAAATAAGCAACCATGGCATTACAATTAGGTTCAAATATAAAATATGAAGGAAAACTCCCTAACTTTGTTAGGGATTCTTTCAAGACATTAGCAGATATGAAAGCATTTCCTGAATACTCGATGGATTCAGGACACATATCTTTTTGTGAGGAAGACAGAAACACGTATAAATATGATGCTAATAACTCAGTAGATGCCGTAACTGGAAAGTGGAGATTGTTCGGCGGAGGAGTTACTTACCACGAGGTTCCGGCTCTTACAGAAGATTACATGATAACTTCTAATCCGTCACTTACTAATGAGGTGATTTATTACATTACAATAGGAGAGAATGCACATAAAGTATTCGGAGATTCTACTATCAAATGGCAAGATGGCAAAAGTCCCGTTTCAGAAGCAAATTCTGTAATAGTAGTAAGTGTTTTGAACAATTTAGCGGTTTGGGGGATTTTCAAATGAGCATGTTTAGAAACCTACTAAAAAGTAACTCTTCTTCTTCCTATATCAGGCTTCTTCCGGAATCACTAAGCTATTCTACGGATGAAGAGTCACGGAGAATTACAGTCGAATCAAATGATAAATGGACTTTAACTTTTAAAGAAAAGGAGTGATTATGGCAATACCATCATGGATAACAGTTAATCCTACTTCAGGTAGTGGCAATAAGAATGTTTCAATAACTGCTCAAAAAAATACAGGGGCTACAGATAGAAGTGGAACAGTTACAGTAGTAACTGCTGGAGGAATTTCTAAAATTATAAGTATTATTCAGAAAGGTTCACAAGGTCATTTGGAATGGCTTTCACAACCTCTTTGGGAAGTTAATCTTGAGCAATCGGATTATGTGTATAGCAGCTCTCAAGTACAGATTAAAAATTTGTCAGATGCTTATAATCTGGAGTCAGTTGTAGCAGATGTATTCCAAGTAAATGGAGAAGAGGTATCTCCATCACCGACAATTAACTATTTTGACAATGATAATTTAGGTATGGAGATATCTATGAGTATAGATTCATACGATAATGCAAATAAAATAGCTAATGTCACATTCGACCTAAAGATTACGGATTATGCACTTCTTAAAGAGTGGCTTGATATAAGGCATAATGGCAGTGGTAGTAGTGATGACCCTTATTATGGCACTTTAACTATACAGATTATGCTTTCAGGATTGGATGGGCAAGAGGTATACTCTGATTATATTGACTTATCCATATATGAGCCTGTTCTTTATTCAGAGCTTACTTTAAATCCAGAAAGTAACCATGTACCTTTAGAGGGCAGTGCAGAATTTCAAGTAGATTATTATGATATGTTAGGAGGAACCATTACTTTCAATCCGGGAACTGAAATGCAGAACTCTGATGGAGCTGTATATATGGGTGGTTGGACTGGTGATATTTCTTCTGACCCATCTGGAAAAGATAATGGTGGAACAATTACATTCTCCATTTTTGCTAATTCAGAAGCTTCTGCTGGAACATACACATTTGAAATTACAGGTAGAAACAGTAACGGAGAAACATTCTCTGCTCCCGGAGAAGTTGACGTTTCTTAACGTAATATAATTATTTTATAAACCTTAAATTTAGTTTATTATGGCTAAACCAAAATGGATTAACATAGGAACCGCAGAAGGTTCCATGAATGGCTCAAGTGAAATCACTGCTGCTGCCTACACTGGTAGAGTCGCCAGAGAGGGTACTATTACGGGTACAACAGCAGGTGGAGCTTCAGATACTACAGCTGTATCTCAGGTAGGTGCTGCTGAGGCTATCACTATTGAAACAAAGACTTATTCTGCTGATAAAGTAGGTCAAAACATCACTATTCAGGGTAAGTCTAACTCTGCTGACCTCAACATTGTAGTAGGAGATTCTACTATTCCAGGTCTTGTTTATAAGCTTGCAGTAGCTGGAGTAACCGATGAATCTTGGAATGGAAATGATGACATTTCAGTAGATGGTGACCCGGGTGCATCTGCAATGTATGACTTCACTCTTACAGTAACTGTCCCAGAGAACAAATCAGAGTCTGCACGTGTAGCTAAGTTTGCAGTCAAGAATGCAAATGCTGATGTAACTTCAGGTGAAATTACCATCAATCAGGCAGCAGGTGTTAAGAACTATGCAGTTCCTATCATTATTACATTCTCTTACGATGCAAATATTCCGGCATCTGGTGGAAGTGTAAGTCCTACTTTAAATTATATGCAAAAGTGGGGATGGAATGAATCTGATTCTAATGGTGGCTCAATTTCAGACCATACTCCTGCGGCTGGCGTAACCAGTTTTAAGGGCGGCAGTTCTACTAATAAAGATACAGGAGTAGTTACTGCATCCTCTAAGGGTACTGTTGAGTCGGGCATTACTGAAGTAGATAATGTTACTCTTGTCGTAACTCTTAATGGCAAAGATTCTGCTCCTAGGTCAGTTTCTGTTAAGCAGGCTGCAAATGCTGCTTCTTATGGTGATGTCAGCTTCTCAAGCAGAGTTCCTTCAGTTGATGATATTCCAGCTTCAGGTGGTTCTGTGGACAAAGCTGATATTATATGGTCTGGTGAAGGAGCTATTGTCACACAGAAGATTACATACTCTTCAGGAGCTGAGGTTACCATTTCAGATGAGGAAGGCCCTGAGGCTATTCACATTACTTACGGTGACCCTATTACAGCTGCTTCTAAGGGTACGGCAGTTTCTGCAAGGACTGAAGCAGGTGTTATCACAATGATAGCTGATGGTGCGGGTGATAAGACTGCTACTAAGACACTCACTGTATATCAGGCAGCTAACTCTGCAACTTATGGTGAGGTAACTATTGGTCAGGCTACTCCAGTATCTCTTGCTGCTCCGGGTGAGACTTATGCTATTGTTCCTGCTATGAAGCAGACAGTTACTTACACTTCAGGTGCTACAAGGACTGAATCTACTCCAGCAGACAATAAGGTACAGCTCTCTGCTGATTATGCAGTTAAGACTCCTAAGGAAGGCTTCTCACTTGAGACTAATACAGGTAAGGTTACTGTTAATCTCAACCCTACAACTGCTCCAAGAGAAGGCTTTGTTGTTACAATCTCAGCTGAGGGCGAGGGTGGTAAGACTGCTACTAAGGATATCACATTCAACCAGCAGGGTTCTGCTTCAACTCTTGACCTCTCTCCTGATACATTGTCATTCGTTGCAGCCGGTGAGACCAAGACATTGACTATCACATCTAATGATTCTTGGACACTTTCTTAATTGAATGTAGCATTTAAGTAAATGGGTACCATAAGACACCCATTTACTTTTATGTACACTTGTAAATCAGTTTATAACAAAATAAATGAGGAATTATGAGAAAGTTTTTAAAGGTTATTCTGTTTCTGTTTCTGTTTATTTGGGAGCTTTTACAGAATTTTGCCGGGTTTTTATACCTAAAGTTATCTAAGTATAAGTTTACTGTTAAGTATTTTCCTAATGGAAACGCCCAGATAAAGTATTACTATGCCGAGGAATTTCCCGGCGGGTTAACTTTGGGTGAGTTTATTTTTACTAATGGACCTCGACATGTAAAACACGAAAGGGGACATGTTATTCAGTCAAGGATATTGGGGCCTTTATATCTACCTTTTATAGGATTAAATTCCGTGTTACATGCAGCATTACATGATTGTAAGGCTCATGGTAAAGAGTATGACCACTTTTGGACAGAAAAATGGGCTGACCATTTAGGAGGTAATCATGACAAAGTATGAAAAATTAGGCTATTTCACAGGATGTGTGGAAAGTCAACGTGGCACAGGGGAATTAGTGATACCCGATAATGAGGAACCACAAAACAAGGAGGAAAAGGAATGGACGAGATAATCGCAAAGCTCAATCTCCCCGACGGCCTGAGCAGGGGAATAATGATAGCCTTCCTGCTCTGCGTGCTTGTCTGTGCTGCTGCACTGATTGATATGTGGACCGGGATTGACGCGGCAAAAACGAACAAGGAAAAGATTATGAGCCACGGACTTCGTAAGACTGTGAGGAAGATTATAGACTATCTGAGGATAGTATATTTCTTTCTGCTCATTGATATACTGGGAGCGGTATTCACGTGGTATAGCCTGCCTTATTGTGCGATTTTAGCGACTTTAGGCGTACTGCTTATAGAAGGACGTTCAGTCATCGAGAACTCCAAGAAAAAGAAGAGCGCTGCAGGCAGAGTGGTGGATGTCGTTCAGGAGATTATCTCCTGTGTGGACAGCGAGAAAGCGCAGAAGCTTATCGAGATGATTAAGGAAGAGCCGAGGCACAACATAGGAAATAAAGAATAATGACAACAATTACAAGTGACACATTGCGGAAGATTTATCCGCAGTCTAAGAACGTTAAAAGGTACGCGGTGGCATTGGACAAGGCGATGAAGGAATGCGGCATTGATACGGCTGAACGGGCGAGGGCCTTCCTCGCACAGGTCGGCCACGAATCGGCGCAGCTGAACTGCGTCGAGGAGAACCTGAAGTATTCGGCACAGGCGCTGAGGAAGGTGTTCCCGAAGTATTTTCCGACCCAGCAGGAGGCGGTGATGTACGCATACCATCCTGAGCAGATCGCCAACCGCGTATATGCGGACAGGATTGGCAACGGCAACGAAAAGAGCGGCGACGGATGGAAGTTCCGAGGTCGCGGACTGATTCAGATTACAGGCAGAGACAACTACGTGGCGATGTCGGCGCTGATGGGCAAGGACTTGACGGTCTGGCCGGATGCCCTGCTGATGCCTTTGGATGCCTGCCGCTCTGCCGCCTTATGGTGGAAAGCCAACGGCCTGAATGCTCTTGCGGACATACTTTCAGGAGCCGGAGAGCGCAAGACCTTCGAGGCAATAACCAAGCGCGTGAACGGAGGACTGAACGGCATTGACGACAGGTGGGAGATTTACCTACGTGCGAAATCAGCAATCAAATGAAGAAGATGAAAATACAACTAGTGGCATTTCTTTCCGAACTGGTGGCATTTGCGCTACTTGCCGTGCTCGTGACATCCTGCGGCAGTTCACGACATGCAGTAACCAGTATCGAGACACACGACAGCACCAAAGTGGAAGTCAGGACGGAGCGAATAGAGCATATAGACACCATCTATGTCGAGCTGCTGAGGCAAGTGGAGCGCATAGTTACACAGGACACGACATCGCGCCTCGAAAATGACTATGCCGTGTCTGAGGCAAGGATCGAGGCTGGTATGCTTCACCACACGCTGGAGACCAAGGCGGCAAAGATACCTATTCTCTCCAAGTCCACTATCGAGAAGAAGGACAGCGTCACGACTAATTCGAAGTCTGAAGTCGAAAAGGAAAAGGTCTATATCGAGAAAGAGCTGACGGCATGGCAGCGCTTCAGGTTGCGCGGCTTCTGGATTCTCTCGGCCGCCGTTGCCGCCATTGGGTTCTGGAAATTCCGGAGGCCGATTCTCGGTCTGCTTAAGAAATTGATTTCGTAAGCAAAAAAAGAGGGGCATAAAAAGCCCCCGACTTGCAAGAGCAAGATTTGTTTAGCGCCAACTAAAAGAAAAACCCACACCAGCAATACGGGGGCACTATTGCCTCGGTAATTGAATGGTGTGGGTCTGTTTTTCTTTCGTTGTTGGCTGAGGCGAAGATAACTAATAAAAATTGAATAAGAAATGAAAAAATCAGAAATTTTTGCCTCAGTGCTCGCAGACGTCTCTGCGGAGACCGAAATCGACAGTGACCGGATATTGTCTTCAGAACGCAAAGAGGAGGTCGTAGACGCGCGTTATCTCGTCATCTTCCTGCTGCTCGGCAACGGCTTCTATCCGGCAATGATTGCGGAGAGAATGGGTTTGTCGGCACGTGCCGTAAGGAGCGCAATATCAGGGTTCGAGGCGCGCCTCGCGAACTCGGCAGGTCTGCGTCTGGTATGCCAAAGGCTGTCTCGGAAGTGGCTCGTATAAACATGGAAATAACGCGGAAGTAATAGATACGGAACGCGGTGACAACCTCCTGAATTTCAGCGAATATGTTGATATGTTTGCATCACGATGTACACGTGCCAGTACCGCCGAAGGCTCAAGAGGCGGGTAACACTAATACCAACATATTATGTCAGAAATGGTAGATAAAATCTATTGTTGCGATAGGGGTAACAATGATATTCTTGCTGCCGCGATGCTCGGCAAGCGCGATACCGATCCGATGGCGTTGATGGCTGCAATGAACGGCGGGGCTAACAACTGGATGAACAATCCATGGATGTACCTGATATTCCTCGCACTCTTCGGAGGAAACGGATTCGGCTTCGGGAATAGAGGTCTTCAGGGCACTGAAATTCAGAGTCAGATTGATTCTCTCAGAAATCAGATGGCAGACAACCACAACAGCGACCTGCTGATGTCGGCAATCAAGGGCAATGACAATGCAATTTCCGCACTTGCGGCAAGTCTCAACTGCGACTTCAACCAGTTGCAGGGAGGAATCTGCGCAGTCCGCTCGGCTATCGAGCAGGTAGGCGGACAGGTCGGCTTTTCGGCTGAGCGCGTCATAAATGCCGTAAATATGGGTGACTGCAACGTCATACAGGCAATCAAGGACTGCTGCTGCAACACACAGCAGAACATCCTCCGGATGGGCTATGAGAACCAGCTTGGCCAGAAGGATATCGAGTACAAGATTCAGACTGGACTTGACTTCGTGAACAGGAGCGTCGAGCGCGGCTTCTCCGGCATCGGATTCCAGATGCAGCAGGACAAGTGCGACATCGTGCGCGCAGGTCAGGACAACACTCAGCGCATTATTGACACCCTCAATAGTCACTGGCAGGCTGACCTCCAGCAGAGGTACAATGACGCGCGTCTGGAACTCTCGCAGCAGAAGCAGAATGCTGAACTAATTGCGGCTCTCAAGCCGACAGCTACCACAGCTGGGGCATAGTCCCATTTGTATTACGGAGTGGAGGGATAAGAATCTCTCCACTCATAATTATTTCAAGCTATGTACTTCAAAGATCTGAAACAAAACTATCCCGTATATATCCTCGACAAGCAGACACTGACGTTGACTCAAGGCAAGGCCGTTGCCGTCGGTTTCCCTCGTATGGAAATGAATCCTGCTGCCGGCAAGTCCGGGATGGTTGTCGATGTCTCCATAGTAGCGGACGGCAAGACAGCCAATTATGTTATCCCTGAAAACCTATCCGTTACTTATGCAGGCAACCTTGTCTTGTCCGTGGACCGGCAGGGACTTGCAGGAGAGGTCGAATCCATGAAAGTGACCGCAGAACAGGCAATTGCCTCGGTTGAACAACAGAAGCAAATCCTTGAAAAATCGACTACGCTGCTGGCAGAACTGAATCCGACGTACCGAGAGAAGCAGGAAACGGAACAGCGTTTCAGTAAGATTGAAGCGTCAATGGGTGAACTCAAGGATATGCTGTCTCGATTGCTGAATAGCGGAAATAAAGTATGATAACTCAAACGCTGACAATTATGGAAAGAAATATGACTGCGGATAGGTTTATCGACCTGCTCCGCGACCGCATTGACGATGAACTCGGTAGGACTATAATATTGAAACTGATTGAAAACCAAGATCTGGAGTCTGCTAAGGCCCTGGCAGATGAATGCGAAGATATGGTGAGATTCCGCGACTACCTTTCGGAAGATGAATTCGAAGAGATCACCAGCAAGTTTGTAAACTTCGACGGCTCGCGAGGCGCGCACTGGGATGATGCGGATGCTGCCTTTAGAGCATTGTCCTCATTGGACATTGAATATGAAAAGACAGGAGAATACAACAAGTGGGCATTCCTGACGGTCTTAAATATGATCTGGTCTGATGAATGGGGAGTGCTGCGGAATTATGCGACATCCGAACAGGAGGTTCGCGTGTGTGCAGAGCTTGCTGCCTCTCGACTTGAAGACAGGGACCGTGTATTTTCTGTAAGAAGATACTTCAAAATGTAACAAGTGGCGAAGATTATATCCAGGCTCTCGAAAAGAATCTTTTTCGAGAGCCGTTTCTATATAAATAGATATCATTAAATGCGTACCGGAAATATTTATATTTATCGCCATGAAAGAGATTACTATCAAAATAACGAAACTCAACGTGTACAATGAAGTGGCCAAGGTCACGAGTTACACGGGTGCAAAGAAACTGAATGACGAGAATGCGTATGACAGAATCTTTACGACGGATGACGACCGCCTGCTGTTGGAAAGGTTCTGGAATGAAGCATGCAGCATGGCGAATAGCGCTTTGAAACAGTTCCTTGTCAAGTCTAGTGAGAATATCCCTGGACATTGCATGGAATTGGACAGGGATTTCGAAGTGACATTGTCCGTTTCGCAGTTGTTTGATGATAGACTGATGTCCGCTGCAGCTACTGACCTTTTCAGCTATTTCACCAATTACATAGTGAGCAAGTGGTATTTGTTTTCCGCAAAGGATGAAGTCGCGCCTTATTCGGAAGAGGCGGCGTCTGCGTTGATGTCATTCAAGAAGAAAATATATTTCAAGAAGAGGCCAGAAAGGCCTTCCGTTAATCCATAATCATCATAATCATAATGTATATGACAAAGAAGAAGACAATATGTATCGACTTCGACGGTGTCATCGCCGACTATTCAGACGGATACCAGGGTGAGGACAAGTTCGGGGATATGGTAGCTAATGCCGACATTGGAACACAGACCCTCAAGAAAAAGGGATGGCGTATTATTATCTATACTACACGTCCTGTGACCGACGCTCTGAAAAAGTATCTTGCCGACAACAAAATTGCCTATGACTATATCAATGAGAATCCTGACCAGCCTGAGGGCAGCGATACCGCTAAAGGATGCAAGATTGCCGCAGATGTATATCTTGACGACCGTGCCGTATCGTTTCGCGGAAACTGGGAATGGACAATCAGTGACATAGCTTGGTTCCAGCCGTGGAGCAGACCGAAGGATGACATGAAGAAGAAAATGGAAAATTCGTATGACGAGAACGACATCTGGAAGAGGGGCGGCGAAAAACGCACTTTAGCAGGCGTCCGCAGCAATACATAGTATATGGCAAAGAAACTGATACCCATAACATTGTATCTGAATGAAATAATCTATGACATTCAGAATAAAACCTATGTGATAGGACGCAATAAAGACTCCGGCGATAATCCGGAACAAGTAGCTGCGATTCAGGCAAGTGATGAACCGGAGAGCTATAATCAGTTGCTGCGTAGTATCGGGAATGCTTTGTCGATGCTACGGCAGAATTTGGGAGATTATCTCGATGTTTCTCAACAGGCAGGTGATGACAATCAGTTTGAGGCCGATTCGGATATCATCATTCAACTGAATCTGCCGATGAATTTTAATGAGGCAAGTATTGATGCTGTGACGACGGCCATGCACCAATATATCGTCAATACGGCAATTGCAGGATGGTTCTCGTTGGTCAATCCTGATGAATCCGAAAAGTATATACAATTGGCGTCCAATAATTATCAGATGCTGTCTATAGCTATGATGTCACGGAAACGCCCGGTTAAACCTTAATACGAAATCTGATTATGGAGAAAGAAATAGCATATACGGGACAGACTGCTGCTCCGTCTGACTACGATTGCGTAGATGGCACTCTTGCGATGTCGATGAATCTATGGACGGAGAACGGTTCTCTAAAGCCGGTATTGCAGCCGAAGAAGCTATTCAATACTGGGACTCCGGACCGTGTCGTCAGATACGTACATGCAACAAGTGCGTTCAAACATTACATTGCTACGGAAATACAAGATGACGGCTTGGCTTTAAGCTATTTCTATCTCGACAAGAACGATGGAGAATATAAAAAAGTTGAATTTGACAGCGCGCTGAGATTCGAAGTGAACAGCATAAGCTCCATTGGTAATACCCTTGTCTTGCTTACTGATGAAGGCATGATGTATTATCTCTGGAAAGATGGAAAGTATATGTCGCTCGGACAACATCTTCCTGATCTGCAATTGCAATTTTCTCTTAAATCGGAGATGATTCGCACTGATGAATTTACTCTGAATTTTTCCAAAGGCCATCAATATATATCCGATTACTACGAGAAAGAATTCTCCACAGAAGATCAAGAGCAGGTGACAGCGCAAGTCTTGGCAAAGGTGAACAAGTTTATTGCTGATGAGTCAACAAACAAAGGAAGATTCATAATGCCTTTTTTTGTGAGATATGCATATAGACTATATGACGGCTCCTTGACTATGCAGTCCGCGCCGATTCTGATGATGTGCGCCACTGATGTCGCTCCGCAGGTTGCCATTACATCCGGACTGACAGATCCAATAAAGGCTAGGGTCGTCGGTGCTGTTCATGATTTACAATATTATGTCTCTGAGCCAGAGGAAATTCTTTCTGAACTACGTGCGTGGTCAGATATAATAACCAGTGTGGACATCTTCATCTCTGCACCCTTGTATAAATATGATGTTAACGGAAAATGCAAGCATTTCGGAGAACGCCTTCGGGGCTCAAGTATATGCTATCTCAAGAATCAGACGACATCTTTAACAGATTATAGTCCAGCCATATCTATACCTATAAGATATCAGCCTCGAACTTTTTCATCAATGTATTACTATGCCTTTTATGATGAAAGACATTGGCCCGAACCTAAAACCGTAGAACTTCCAACAAAAAAGGAAGAAGACTTTAACAAGGAAATTACTAGTTGCTCAAACTTTTATTTTTTGAAAAGTATTCCAATAAAGGATATGGTTGAGGGGGATTATGTGGAGCATAAAGTGGATGTTGACGAAGATTATTTACAGTCACTTGTTGAGCGGGAAGTCTTGCCTGATGATTATGACAGCCATGATACACTTGTTCCATCTAGAGCGTTTGTATACAATTCAAGGATGAACCTGGTGGATATGAAGAAATCTCTATATGGAGGATTCCGAAGTACAACGTTGTTTAATCAGACATGGGGATACGTTATGCACTTCTATTCTTTTCCAGATATAATTGCAGACAAGGATCGATACCTTATGTATGACTCAAAAATTATTAGATATACATTTTACGTATCTATCAGTTTGGAGTCCCAAAATGTTAGGGTCGTAAATTTTGCCGGTTATGAAGGATATGGATTGCCGAACGTTCCCATTTGGTTTTATTATCCAAACCCGAATGCTGTAAGACTCTTTATCAAGGAGGACGACATCGATGCTAAAACAACTAGTATCCGTTCCTACCCTCTTTCCAAACACGAGTTCTTGAATGGAGCTTACTATTTTGGTTCGTGGTATGATGGAACGGAGGAAAAAGACGTTCCGTCATTAACCAATGACACCATCTCAATTCCGAACAAGATTTATACTTCCGAGGTTAATAACCCGTTCGTCTTTCCCGTTACAGGTATAAATACTGTCGGCACTGGAGAAATCCTGGGTGTCAGCACGACAACCAAGGCGCTGTCTCAGGGCCAGTTCGGTCAGTTCCCTTTGTACGCATTCAGTACGGACGGCATTTGGGCGTTGGAAGTATCCGCCACCGGCTCATACTCCACAAAACAACCCGTGTCCAGGGATGTGTGCATAAATGCCGACAGTATCACGCAAATTGATAATGCAGTGTTGTTTGTTACGGAGCGCGGAATTATGCTGATTTCCGGTTCGGAAGTAATATGTCTTTCGGATATGATTGACAGCAAGAATGACAAACCATTCTCTCTGTTGGATTATAAAGGGAAGAATGTCCTTATAGGAAAGGATGAAATGAATATCTACGCATTATTGAAATTCGAATCGTTCCTTCATGGGTGCAGAATGCTGTATGATGATACGTCCAGGAGAATCATTGTCTTCAATCCGACAGTCAGATATGCTTATATCTATTCTCTAAACGGGAAGGCCTGGTCGATGATGCCGTCGAATATACGCAGCGCGGTGAAGTCTTATCCTGAAGCTCTGGCTTTGACATACGATGGTGATTTGCTGGACTACTCGAAACGAATCCCTAATGATGTCGTAAACAATCAAGTGATTATGACTAGGCCTTTCAAGCTGGATATGCCGGATGTCCTGAAAACCATCAATACCATTATTCAGCGAGGCAATTTCAAACGAGGTCATGTGCAGCAGATATTGTATGGCTCAAGAGACTTGATTAATTGGACGCCAATATATTCTAGTGTTGACCATTATCTTCGAGGGTTCAGCGGTACGCCATATAAGTATTTTCAGATAGCATTGAAATGTGCCCTTTCCGACGATGAAAGCCTTTCCGGAATGTCGGTAATATTTACACCGAAATTAGTAAACCAGATAAGATAAAGACAATAAAGCAGGACACGCCATTATTATGTGCTGTCCTGCTTTTTCTGTCAGTGAATAACCGAGTTGACTAAAACGGAGATCTTCCACGGCGTAGTTTCTTTCTGCGGATGCTCATGGTTTGCTTCAGCTTCAACTTTATGCTTTCAATTTCCGAGTACCATTTTGCAGCGCTCTCTGGTTTTGTAATGGAAAGCCAGTCGGACAGCACTCTGCCGGTGACATATTCGTGCAGGAGGTTTGCTATCAGTTCTACCGTGGTCTGAGATAGATCTTCCGGAAATGCGGCAGTAATGACATATTCTTCTGGCGTTGTTGGCTCATTGTCGCAATCCTCCGTTTGGATTTCCTGCTTGCTGTAGGGGTACAGCATTTCCCTGCACTCGGATACTGCCAGGTTCATCACCCTGTTTACTCTATCAATGTTTCCGTCCTGGGTTATGTCTATAAGGGCGGCTTTCGGTTTTCCTGTTTCGTCAGGCATCATGTTGCCCTCGATGTATGCGTTGTTGTCCGCATCATACAGGATCTGGGCTCTTTTCAATCTGAAATTGACTTCAGTTCTATTCTTCTCATTCATGTTCTGATTGTTTTGTCGGATTATCTAAATTGTGTTGCAGGATAAGGATAATGGACTTTCCCAAGTTGTCAGACTCAATGCATGTCCCTGCCATGATCCGTGCGGTGTCGCCACCGGAAATGGTCAAGACTGCATCACATAATTTCTTGCTGTATGCTCTGAAATTTCTGCTTCCAGGCTTGCTCGGATAACATTGCCCTTCGTGTCTTGCTATCGTGCCTTCGACTTTGCGATGCCGTACATACAGGTGGCAGTCCGACTTTCCTTCGGCTATATCTATTACATCTCCTGGTTGCAGTTCGAGAACATCCGCTACGGCAGATGTTATATCAATCCGACCATTTTGGTAGAATGTGATGTCCGGCTTTCGGGTACTATCTCCCAGAAGCTTTTTTTTGATTTCTAAATGTTCCATAGCCATTGGGTCTACATATCAAATAATACTTCATTCCATTTTGCTTCTTTCCTATGACACTCAATTTGACGCAGATGTCGGGCGGGAGTCCATAGTCATAGAAAACTTTATTGATGGTCGGTATCAGACATTCGAATCCTACGCACTTGTACTTGCTGTTGTACATGATGTCGGCCATCTGTGTCTCTTGCTCTAGTTTCGGGTTGAATGTGAAAGCATATTGTTTGAATTCCGGAATATAGAAGGTGAAAACCTTCGCCTTCTCCATTTTTGAAATTCCGGCCCGGTTGAAAAGCCCTTTCGAAAACGTCACCGAATTGTCTTTCGCGTCAGCTATCACATAACATGATCTCCAAACGGCGCGCTCGATGAACCATTTAATTGAAGTCAACAGTTTCATATTGCCAGGCGGATTAATAAGACACTCTTCTTGAACGGAATGATATTGTCTCAATGTACTTGTAAGTTCGGTTAGTCTGAAGTTCTTCCTTGTGCCTTTCGGCTTCTTCTCGTGAACCGAAAATAAAGCTGCAAATAGAACAATTGGCAGTCCCGATCATGTTTACAATATTAGCATAGTACTTGTGCCCAAAAATATAGGCAATAACATGTTCCAGTACAGTTTCAGATAGCATAATAGATAAATTTTAATGTTTCAATATTAAGTATTTTATTCAACTTCGGATAGATAAGTGTTTACCTCTTGTTGGAATTGTTCGAGAGTCTTCACGATTAGATACTTGTATCCTTGTTCCTCGATGAGTCTCTGGTATTCCTTCTGCGACTCCTGCTGCCGCCCTGTGCGCGTCTTCAATTCCAGCATCAGCGCATGGTAGCCTTTTGACGGTACCAACAAGATCAAGTCCGGAAACCCGGGTTGCGTCCCCATCTGCTTGAATCTCGCGCCCTCGCGTGCATCCCTGCGGCCTCCGTTAGGGGAGTGGTGAAGCAGCCGCGCCAGCTGCGGGAACTGGAGCCGGAACCAGCGGACACACTGCATCTGCAGGTCATCCTCCGCGTGCCCCGGATGCCGCCGGCGCTTCCCAGTCGCTCCTCGCTGCCAGTCCTCGAGCGCTTTAGCATTGCGCAGCGCAGTTTGCGAGCGAGTTTTGAAATACTCCTTTTGCGCTTTTCGCATCAGTTCGA